CTACGGGAAGGAGTGCAGATCCCTCTGGACAGTATCTAACCCGGAGACTCACAAGCTAGTAGGTACTGATGCAAGTGGTCTGGAGCTTCGATGTCTGGCGCATTATCTGGATGATGCGGACTTTACCAGTGAGATACTCACCGGAGATGTACATACAGCTAATCAGAAAGCAGCCGGTCTACAAACCAGAGATCAAGCAAAGACTTTTATCTATGCCTTTCTGTACGGAGCCGGTCCTGCCAAGATAGGAAAGATCGTAGGCGGTTCTGCCCAGACAGGAAAGAAACTTATCGAAAAGTTTTTACAGAACGTACCAGAACTAAAGAGGCTTCGATCTAACATACAAACAGCAGCCCAGAGTGGTATGATAAAGGGATTGGATGGTCGAAGGTTACATATTAGGTACGAACATGCTGCTTTAAATACTCTTATTCAGGGAGCCGGGGCAGTCGTATGTAAGCAATGGCTTGTGGAAATGGATAAGAAAATAAAATGGTCCGGTCTGGATGCCAAGCTAGTAGCCTCAGTACACGATGAGTACCAGTTCGAGGTAGCCAAGTCTGATGTTGAACGCTTTACCAAGATAACAAAGGAGGCTATCCACTCCACACAAGGAATGCTAAACTTTAAATGTGATCTTGATTCCAGCTTTAAGGTTGGCTCCAATTGGGCAGAGACACACTGATGACAGATCAATTTGAGATGTTTCCAGATCTAAGATCTATAGATGAAAGCAAAGGAACACGAGTTTGCAGATTATGTAAGGAAGAAAAAAGTTTAGAATCTATGCGATTGAGTGGGCGTCGAATGGATGGAACACCGTTCTATAAGAATGTATGTGCACGATGTTATACTCTTCACAGAACGTGTGTCCGGGAATTTAGAAAGACCCATAAGAAACCTGATGATTATAAATGTCCTATCTGCCTTGAGGGTGACAAGGAAGTAAAAGGTAGACTGAACCCTGAGTCAAGACATTACAATAATACATGGGTTGTTGATCACGATCCACAAACAATGATGTTTAGGGGTTGGTTGTGTGATAGCTGTAACAAAGGTCTTGGCATATTTAGGGATAATATACACAGCCTCAAGAGGGCAATAAATTATTTGGAAGAGTATAAAAAATCGGAGTCATGCTGATGGAAGAAGTATTAATAAAAGATGATATCTTAATCCAAGCTAGACAAAAGGCCAGAGAGATGGGTGCTATTAAAAACTCCATAACAAGAGGAGGTGGTAACGTAGCTGGCTTTGTAGGCGAACTGGTTTGTCTGGACTTGTTACCATCGAGTAAGATAAACAATACATATGATCACGATATTGATTTTGGTAAATTCACAATTGATGTGAAGACTAAACGAACTAACTATAAGCCTAGAGATTACTACGACTGTTCCGTTGCATCTTCCTCCAAGCATCAACGGTGTTCTCATTATATATTTACCAGAATCCTGAATGACTTTTCCAGTGCTTGGATATTAGGGTGGATGCCCCGTGAAGAATACTTTGACACTGCAAGATTTTTAAAGAAAGGAGAGAAGGATGGAGATAATGGTTTCGTTGTCAAGGCCGATTGCTACAACGTACCGATCAAAGATCTATACGATATTTCTTTATTAAAGTAGTTGACACCTGATTCTAGGTATGCTATAATTCGCTTATTGACAATCGGGGAATGATCCCCACTCGCGGCTGCAATGGTGCAGCATTTAAAAGGAGAACAGAATGAACGATCCGATTTACATTTCTGGCAAGTGCCACTATGCTTCAATCATCGAGCCTAATACCAAGTTCGATCCGGTCTGGTCTATTCAAGTTGAGGTTAACGATGACAACAGAGCTGTCATTGAACAGGCAGGACTTCCCATTAATAACAAAGGAGATGATCGAGGTGACTTTGTAACTATCAAGCGTAAGGTTCTACGTAAGGATGGTAGTCAACGTGCCGCTCCCTTTGTAAAAGATTCCCAGAACAACCCTTGGAATGGTAAGATGATTGCCAACGGTAGTACAGTGAATGTTAAGGCAGTTCCATTTGAATGGAATTATGCTGGTAATTCAGGAGTGTCTGCTGATTTGTCAGCAGTGCAAGTGGTGGACTTTATTGAGTACACCAGAGATGATCAAGACTTTGAACCAGTAGAAGGAGGTTATGTGCAAGAGGAAGCCGCACCCTTTTAATAACTAGGAAGGAGAGGGGGTGTCACTTGTTGTGGCACCCTCTTTATTCATATGAAAAAAATAGAAACACTAGTAGAAGATATCTATAATCTATTCACGCTTGCCCCTATTGATATGGATGAGGAAGAGGTGGACAAGCATATAGATAACTTTGGTAACATGCTTAAAATACACATCAAAGCATTCCTCTATGAGGAACCCAGAGATCGTTCTGGTCTGCGATTATCTGCTATTGGTAAGCCTAACAGACAACTCTGGTATGATCTTAACAAGCCTTTACAGGACGTACAACTTCAGCCCTCCACTCGTATAAAGTTTTTATATGGATACATCTTGGAAGAGTTATTGATCCTCTGTGCCTCAATCTCAGGCCACACGGTAACGGATCAACAGAGAGAAGTAGAAGTCGAGGGAGTGGTTGGTCATCAAGATGCCATGATCGATGGGGTTCTGACTGATTGTAAATCTGCCAGTGGTCCGGGCTTTGATAAGTTCCGTTATCACAAGCTCACTGAAGATGATCCCTTTGGATACATTGCTCAGATATCAGCCTATGCCCATGCCAATGGGGTTGATCGAGCTGCCTTCCTTGCTATTAATAAATCAACAGGAGAGATATGTTTAGATCCGGTACATCAGATGGATATGATCAATGCTAAACAAAGGGTGGAATACCTTAAAGGAATGGTTACAAACAGCATGGTACCTGATCGGTGTTATGATTCTGTGCCTGATGGGAAGTCTGGCAATCATAAGCTTGCTGTTGGTTGTGTTTATTGTGGACATAAGCGAGAGTGTTGGCAGGATGCTAACAAAGGTAAGGGTCTTCGTGTGTTCCAGTATGCAAAAGGTAAAAGGTTTCTTACTCAGGTTGGGAAAGAGCCTGATGTTGAAGAAGTAGTAAACTGGTAATGCACTGGGAGTATCATAAAAGATGTGATACTAAAAACAATTTTGGTTTTGTTTACCTGATAACCCGAAAGGAAACCAAGAAGGCTTACATAGGATGTAAGCAATACTTTGTTAAGAAAAATAAAAAGAGTGTTGAATCAAACTGGAGAATCTATACCGGATCAAACAAGACTCTTAATGAGGAGATAGATGTTCTTGGTAAGAAACATTTTCGGTTTCAGATTATTGGAGAGTATAAAAATAAAAGGAGCTTACGATACTATGAGTGTTACTATCAAATGATCAATCATGTCTTAACTGCAAAACTAGAGGGAACAGATGAAGCTGCGTACTATAATAATTATATAGGCGGGAAGTTTCCCAGACCTGTTCAAGATCCGATTGAATGACGATGTAAACTTTGAATCTCTTTATGAAGCAACCGATAAAGATCCTTTTAAAAGTCTTTATCTGGCAGTAATCTTTCAGGCTATCTTAGATTTAATTAAGTCTAAAGATATTCAAGAAAATAGTAGTATAAAATTACAGAGAGATCAGGCCCATGCTTGGGTCTTCTCTTCTGTGGGTGTAACTTGTGAAAACTTTGAAGACATTTGTGCGCTGGCAGGACTAGAACCAGTAATGGTTAGAACCTTTACTTTGAACGCAATCAAATCAGGAGATTCCGATGAAGTCCGACGAAAAATCTACAACGTCTTGTGAAGATGGATCTCATTATGAAGGAGACTTCTCTTACTTTTCCCACTTTCCAGAAGATTCCTACCATCTCCAAACTAGAATGGATAAGTCTGATGATCCAGAGAGAGAGCAATCTATCACTTGTCCAGAGTGTAAAAAAGATGTATATGTATATCATTTCAATTGGACCGCACTTAAATGTCAACATTGTGGAGCTGTAGTTGATAAAGACAATTGGAATAGAGAAGGAACTTATGACTACTACCTTAGACGAATGAAAGAAGAGAATGCCCTGAAGAAACAAGTTGGAGGAGACCACTACAAGGACTGTGGTATCCAACCTGTTGAGTATATCTTCCAGAATAAGCTTGATTATTTTGAGGGTAATGTGGTAAAATATATAACTCGACACAGGAAAAAGGGAGAAGGAAAGAAAGATGTAGAGAAAGCTATCCATTACGCCCAGCTAATCCTTGAGCTTTACTATAACGAATAGGTCATCCAATGTTTAAATCGAATCGCAATCCACAATTCCGATCTAAGTTTAGTGAGGATATCTTTAATACAAAGTATTCTCACGAGGGTGCAGAAACATTCCATGAGTTATCGTGTACATTAGTTAATGATGTCTGTCAGGATCAGCTTACCGCTGATGAGAAGGAAGAATTAATAGATCATATCTCCAACCTTCGCTTTATCCCCGGAGGTAGATATCTCTACTATGCTGGTCGTGATAAGAAGTTTTTTAATAACTGCTATCTTCTCAAGGCAGAGGAAGATAACCGGGAAGACTGGGCAAAGCTCAGTTGGGAAGCAGAGT